CTTCCTAACACTACCAAATACATCATCACCATATGTACTAATTGCAACAACATCCCTAAAATTTCCAGGTATAATGTTGCTTTCAATACATAACTGATAATAAGCCACTCTGACCAATATACTATTTGCATTGCTATTGAGCACTGCAGTTAAGTTATGTCCAGAAGGCATCATTCCAGGAAAGCGCACAAGTGAACCATTAAAATTAACTAAGCAACAAGCTAAGTCAGTCATGATTCCATTCATAATATACAAGTCTTTCTCAGAATAATTACCAGTCTTTTCTGCCGCATTTATCAAAATTGATAATGCGGCCACGACTAATTGATTAGGACATCGTTGATCCCATGCTGCATAATCGCCAGCAAAAATGCCAGTATCATTTTCTCCATCAACAAATTTCGTCATATGTGTATATAATTCTTCCCATTCTAGCGAAAAACTATTTATACCCACTGCACATTCAGACATGATGGGTCTAACACAATAAAATCTCATTAATGGTAAAAAATACTTACGTGTTAGTAACTGTAACAAAATTGGAGCAGCTTGGAAAAGCCTAGCTTTCTTTAAGTTACCTTCGCTGTCAACTGGCTTAGTAACCTCATCTTTAAGACAAGTTTTAAAAATATGGTTACACATATATCCTTGCAAATATGTTTGTTCACAATTATACATTTCGTTCCAAAATATGTCATCTACAAAATTTGACAAATTTGTTCTTGGATCTTCTACTAAATATTTAGATTTAGCTCCAGATAATGGAAAACCCATAGATGATTTAAAATTCATTTTATCTATGAATCTCTTACCTGGAATGCCGTTCAATATTTCCACATTTGTTAGTGGTCTAACAAATGTAGTGTCAGATGTTAGTATAGCATCATATATTGGTTTAGAAAAATCAATAATAGCCCATTTTAATGCAGCAGAATCCAACAAAGCACAAGGATTCACTAAATTTTTCAGCCCAGTATGCCAAGGAAGCCATTTCCTGCGCTTACCACTCTCATCGGGCGGAGCAAAATTAGGTGGGCCCCATACATGAGGTATATGGGTTAGC